CACCGCGCAACGGCATGGCAGCAAGACCTTCGGTTACCAGGCCCTGCCCGACCACGACAAGTCGCTGTTGCACTACGCGATGGATCGCATGAACTGGTCGGGTGCTTCCGATGGCGGCGACTACGCCGACATCCGCAACCGCAAGCTGACGCCGGTCGAGCAGAAGGCTCTGATCGACGACAGCACCAGCGGCGGCATGGAGGCGGCTCCCATCGTCTTCGACGACATGGTGATCAGCACGCCGTTGCTTTACGGCGAACTGTTCCCGCTGGTCACGACCAAGCCGCTCACCCGCGGACGGCGCGTCGAGGGTGTGGCCGTTGGTCAGGTGACCATCGAATGGGGTGGGGTCGACGACTCGGCCATCAACCTGTTCAATACCGCGTCCTACGTGTCGGCCTTCGACACGACCATTTACCGTGGCCAGGGCGCGATCCGGGTGGGGTTGGACTTCTTGTCCGACACGCCCATCAACTTCGGACAGATCATTTCCGAGCAGTACGGTCAAGCCATGCTGCAAACGCTGGACTACTGCGTTGCCCTGGGCAACGGCACGACCCAGCCGGAAGGCGTGATCCACAAGTCCGGAGCCACCTCGGTGAACTTCACCGGCACGACCGGCATCGGCAACTACGAGTCGCTGCTGTTCGGCGTAGTGAAGGAAGAGCTGTCCGGCGCAGGGGCCAACAGCGCCGTGTTCTGCGGCAACGAGACGTCATACGCCCGTGCCAAGGCCATCCCCGTCGGAACCTCCGACGCGCGACGGCTGTTTGGCGAGGGCGGCATGGGCACCTCCGGTTACCGCAACTACCAATTGATGGGCCAGCCCTTCAAGATCAACCACAGCATGGCGAACACGCAGTTGTTCTACGCCGTGCTGGCTAAGTACCGCATGTACCGCCGTGAAGGCCTGACCATGCGGACGTCGACCGAAGGCGACACCCTCATCCGTGCGAACGAGATGCTGATGGTCGCCATGTTCCGCTACGGCGGTCAGATGGAGCGTGCGGCGTGCTGCGCCATCACGACCACGGCCGAAGCGTGAGCGAGTGATTAGTGTCCCCCGGCTCCGGTGCGGGCTTGTTCTCCCCCGCACCGGAGTCCATTTTACTAACGCTGGAGAACGACACGTATACATGCTTGGAGAACAAACATGCCCGCGACAATCGAACGAGAAAGAATATCGAAGACCAAGGTGGCACCGTTCACGGTACAAGCCGATCACCCGCGAAACTGCGACCTGCTGCTGCAGTCCATTCCGGGCTGCCGTCTGCGCAGTACCATTCGCGCCGACCGTACCATTACCGATACCAAGACGGGCCGTAAGGTGATTCCGAAGGATCAGGTGACGGCACTAGGCCGTCTGCCCGAAATCCCCGGCATGATGCTGTCCATCGACCCGGAAAATCTGAAGTACCGCATCGTCGACCCGCTGGCCGGAAACGAACAGCTCTGCGACCAGATCGTATCGTCATTTAACCAGGACGGCACGCGAATCAGCGGCAAGCTGCGCGGGGTGCCCACCAAGGACGGCACGCTGGACGTACATCGCATGAAGACGCTGTGCCGCGAGGTGCTTAGCCTGCTGGACGAGACGGCCGTGAAGGTGGTCAAGGGCAACCCGCCGTCGCTGGAGGATGTCAACGGCATGGCTGGTGAATTCCTGTTGAATCCCGGCAGCCAGGTGCGCAATACGCAGCCGCGATACGAACGCGATTACGAATCGTGGGTGGAGCAACTGACCCGCGCTGGAGGGTAGATTGGCCGTTAAAATCCCGCAGCCGAATCAAGCCGTACTGGACGCACGCCAGCGCCGTGCCGCCCAGGCGGCGGCTCGGGAGATGCGAATCGAATGGTTTGTCAACGAGGTAAGTAACAAGATAGCCATGACCCTGCGACAGCGGATGGAGCTGACGACGCAGTATTTGCTGGCCAAGATCACACGGAACATTAGCCGTCCGGTAACCAAGGCCAAAGGGCCGCGCGGCGAATACGTAGTTTTGGATCGCAGCAAACCGGGGGAATTTCCCAAGGCCGAAACCACGCAGCTTATGAAGACGCTGATCACCGATGTACGCGAAGTGACACCAGCGGTTATTGATGGATTCGTTGGGACACCACTAATATACGGATTGGTGCTGGAAACCAGAATGAATCGTTCGTTTTTGGTGCGCACGCTCATTGAGGAGCGGCAACGTATCACGCAAATGTTGACGGGACCGATCAAATGAGCGTAGGCACGGCCGATTTCCAGAAAGCATTGAACACGGCATGGAGCAATTCCGCGCTCAACGCCGTGTTCAAGGCCCTGTGGCCCGATCCTACCGCCGAGCAATACGTAGTGCTGCACGATCAGGAGGCCACGCCGGGGCAACCACGGCCGTACTGTGTGATTGATACGCTGAGTCCCAGCGTAGCAACGCGCATGTCGGGCGGCGTAGACTCCAATTACGAAGTGCGGGACATCTTGCTAACGCTGAACATTTTTGCCGAGAAGAAGGCTGGTGAAAGTAGATCGGTTAAGGAGCTGGCAGCGTACCTGGCCGAGGAGGTAATGAAGGTTTTTGGGGGCCATCCTACGGTAAAGCCGACGGCCGTAATCGCCCTGGATAATGGCGGGGTGCTGCCGCTACTGTACCAGACCGACTACGGCACACGAATCAACGACGATATTTGGCAGTGGACAATCACATATTTGGCCCGCACCGACGTCCCCGTAATGAGTTAAAAAGGAACTAAAAATGTCACGATCACTCGCTAGCATAAAGCTGAACCTGCGGTTGACCGCTACCGTAACCAATACGCTTACCGACGGCACGTCTGTTTCGGCCGCGCAGCCATCGCTGAACCTGAACGTCAACCTGGCCGACGGCATTGACGTATCGCAGGCCAACCGTGGTTGGCAGTCTGTCAGCCGCACGATTTCCGCCGGGGACCAGGAAACCATCGACCTGGCGTCGTTCGAGGGTTTGGATATTGGTGGTGGGGAGGGGCGCGACTGCCTGGGGCAGCTTTTGACGCTCGAGGAAGTCGTAGCCCTGGTCATTCAAAACAACAACGCCGCGGGCGTGGCTGGCCATCTGGAAATTATCCCCGCCGACAGCGAGGGCTGGACGCCGATTGGATCGCATACTGTGGCCAACGGCGGGGCTTTGCTGGCGCAGGGTACGCTGCTCAAGTATCAGCCTGCCGCCGATGGGTTTGACGTCAACGAAAATAGTCACCGAATTACTATGCGAGCCATCGGCGGCGACGTTACGTACTCGATCTACATTATGGGGCGGCACGACGACGAGGAGTCGAGCTCTAGCAGTTCGTCAACGTCCGAAAGCAGCATTTCGACCAGCTCCAGTAGCGTGAGCACCAGCTCGATCTCGACCAGTAGCACCTCTTCACAAAGCGCGTCGTCAGCCAGTAGTCAATCTGCCAGCTCGGCCAGTTCGACCAGCAGCAGCGAATCCAGTAGCAGTCTATCCTCGGATCATTAAGGAGTAAATACACATGTCAAGTGAAACTTCACTTACGGGGCGTAACGGCAAATTCGTAGTCGGGTCCAGTCTGGTGGCTCGAGCCACGCAGTGGTCGGTGGCCCCCAAGTTGGTAAGCTCCAGCGAGTGGGGCGACAGCGATTCGGGCGGTTACACCAACCGCGCCGCTGGACGCCGCGATTGCACATTCACATCCGAGGGCAAGTACGATACCGAGGACGAGGTCTTCGACCTGTTCGAGGAGGGCGACATCGCCATTGCCACGCTGTGGATGAACAACTCGACGTTGTACTGGGACTTCCCGCGGGCGCTGTGCTCCGACTTCTCCATGATGGTTAACATTGATACACAGGAAGTTTTGTCATGGACCGCGAACTGGGGAGCCGACGGTATTTATTATCGACCGGGTCAGTCTGTCGCAGCCGTTAGAACGCTGCCCACGTGATCAACTACCGGACTTGCAGTTTGAAAATTTGACGTGGCATTGACCCTGTTGGGGTTGGGATTCCACTTGCAAGTCCGATCCCGGCCTCGGCGGGGTTTTTATTTGGGAGAACTAACATGAGCGATGAAGTTGCCAGGGCGGTAGGTGCTGGAGACGGCACCATAGCCATTGCTGGAAAGGAATGCGCCATTCGGCCGTTGGGCCTGCGCGAGCTGTGCGAGGTGGAACGCGAATGCCTGCGTTCCTTCCGCAAGCAGTACATGGAGACCTACGCCGACGGGCTGGAGCTGCTGCCGGGATCGGACGAGGACCGTAAGCAGCAAATTGCGCAAAAGCTTGATGAGGTATGCCGCTGGGATATCAGCGACTTGCCAGTCAAGCATGCGTACCTGGCCGACAGTGTAACGGTGACGGACAAGTTGAAGGAATGGATGCGCAGCAACTTTAACACCATTACGGACGAAACGAATGACAACCAGTACAAGTTGCTGACGGCATTCAGCCTTGACCAGGGATTGCTCACAGCGGATAAGTACAAGGAGCTTACCGATCAGGAGATTAACAAGACGCAGATCGACTACGTCGGTTGGTGGAGCACAGCGACGGTCGATGGAATGCTGACGTTCATTTGGAAGGCATTCAGCCGCTACGGTTTGACGCGCAAACAGATCGAGGATGACCTGGGGGCGAACGTCACGCGGATGGCCGAGCTATCCCGGCAGATCGAACGGCTGAGCGTTCCGGCAGTGGGAAATG